ATCAAGCACACCAGCAAGCATAACAGTGCCAGCTGGTGGCATTATGCGGATTGCTCGCATTACCGCTTCTTTAGAATCGGGAAAGCGATTCCAAAAAGCCCGCTTTGTTAAGTAGCGCTTTGGCGGCAATGGTTCTGGCTGAGTAAATTCGCCAGTCTCGCTGCTGTATGTGGCGCCGATTAAATCAGGTCTGTAAACTTGAGTTTGAATCATGTTTACATCATTTATTGGGCTTGATGATTCAGCAGCGCCAACAACTTCGGCGCCAGATAGTTGTACGTAGTAATATGTCATTTTAGTAATACTCCACGTACTCGTAAGAAACTAAGGTGTTAAGGCCGCCGCCGTTTGCTTTGCGCGTTGCCGTAATGGTAGTGGTGTTTGTCAAATAAATGTGCGCATCCGTTCCCGTAGTCTCGGTTGCGCAACCCAAATAAACAAGCTCTGTTTTTGCTGTGTCAACCGCCGTTATAGTGGCTGTTGCAGTCAAATTTGAGCTTGTGATGTTAATAATCCCGCGCCCCCTTGTTTTGACCGCAGTTCGCCCATCAGCCCGCCAATTCGTGGAGTCGCTTGCCGGGTCTGTTGTGCCTGCGCCAGCTACTATGCGCACATAAAGTTGATGATTAGCAGGGCTGCGTACTGTCTTGCCCTGCGCGTAAGTGGTGCCGCTAACCCAATAGGCTATGCTGCCACCTCCAAAAATTGCTGAATATGTGCTCATAGTGCTGCGTATCCATAGGTTGCGTTACCGGTTCCAATAATTGTTTTTGCCGCCGTCAGGCTGTCAAGCGTCATTGCTCCAACAGTTTGCCCCAAGACCTTAGCAGCACCAAAATCAACAATTGCCGTAGTTGTCCCGCTGGCGTTAGAAAAAGCGAAAACCTCGCCAGCCGCTAGTGTTGGCGCAGTCAATGTCACGCCGCCATCAGTAATAATGGAGTGATATCCTTTGGTTGCCGTTTTGCTTGATGAAACAAGCTCGATTGGTAGCTCAGGCGACGACCAACTTGCGTTGGAACCATCAGTTGTTACAAACTTTCCGGCGTTTCCAGACTGGGATGGAAGCGCAGCGCTGAAAGCCGTAGCAGACACAAAAGCAGTGCTGGCAGCCTTTGTGGTGCTGTCACCAGTTGTTTGCGTTGGCACCGTAATAGTGCCGCCAGTAAAGTCGTGCGTACCAGTCCACGTCTGCCCAGCAATAGCGCCCTTGGCGTTTAGCTGTGTTTGAATTGCGCTAGTGACACCAACGGAATAGTTAAGCTCTGTAGTTGTTGCCGTTACAGCACCAGACAAGCCGGTAAACTTTGCTGCAAACTCGCCCTGCACATAAGCAGTAGTTGCGGCTAATGTTGTCGAGTTTCCTACCGCTGGTGTAGCAGCCGTAAGCGTTGCGCCGGTGAAGTTGTGTGCGCCAGTGTATGTTTCTCCAGCCTTGAGCGCCCTTGCATTAAGCTGCGTTTGGATTGCGCTTGTGACGCCTACGACATAATTAAGCTCAGTATGCGATGCGGTTACAACTCCCGCAACATTAGGCAATGTTGTCTTAATGACAATCTTGATGCGCCTTATGTGGTCATCACCCTCTGAAAGAAGGTCGACATTCTGCGGCCAAGCAGTGTTTAAATCCGGTGGATATAGTGCGGTTTCAACAGCCATTTAACGACCCCTTCCAACAACTAGGCGTGACCCGCTAATATCTTGGGCGCGGTATGCGCTGTTAACGGAATTTGCCGCGCTAGTATAACTTGCAACAGCCCTTGCTGTCATTGCGTCATCTATCGTCCAAAGGCCGACTTCTATCATCATCGAAGCAAGATAGACCCGCGCATGCTCTGTCAACAATTCATTTGTGTCGGTATCGTCAACGAGCGCGCCCAGCTTGCCGTAATACGTGAGGTCAAGAGGAAAACCCAAGTCAGTTGACAAAACGAAAGTGTCACCATCTACAGAATAGCTGTTCGATGCTGATTCGATCTGGCTCAGTGGGACAAAGTTTGCTGATATGCCATAAGGCGTTGCGCTCTTTAGCTTGATAGCCTCAAGATAGCCTGTAGGTCTTGTGCCATCGGCAAGTGTTACCGTTGAGCGCATGGCTGGTATGCGAACCTTCGGCGCAGTAGTTTCGCCGTAGTAAATCCGATTCTCTGCAAGCTCTAAAAGCGTTGGGAAAATAGATGTTAGATCATCCCGCTTTGAGTATGCGACAACCGCCGCTTTTAGTTCGCCGTAATTCATTTTATGAATGCGTCATAAGCTAAGAAAGCTGGATTTTCGCGGAAAAACTTCTTCATGGCTACCTCTCTCTGCCCTGCGTCTTCTATTTTCTGAATTTCATTTAGCGCCCAAGGCGGCAATACACCAACCTCGCGGCCTTCGCCCCATTTCTTACCTTCATTACGCGCCCGCATCTCTGCTGCTCGCTTCAGATACGGTTCAGCGTCATATGTTCTGATGCACGTTACTTGGTCGCCCTCGAACTTAAACTGCGTTCTGATGCCAGTATCAGGGTTCACGCCTTCATCAATGTGGAAATGTCCAAAATCCATAATAGTCCCCAAAAAAGAGCCCCGAAGGGCTCTCGATTGATTAACCGCCTGATAAGTCAGCGATCTTGAAACAGGCTTTTTCAGCCTCAACACGTAACGTTGCGTCCAGCAAGCATTGGTACTTCACGCTGTCGCCAGTTTTTCCAAGTTCCGTTGACTTGTATGGCTGCAAGTAGGCGACTTTGATCTCGCTGCGTTTCAGGCCGTACACGTTTGTGCTACCAGCCATCATGTAGTGAGGCACAAACGTCATTGCACCAAAGTCACCGACATAAACATCAGCGCCACCAATAATTGCGCCTTGGTTTGTGCCTTTAACTTCGTAGCGATTAGCCGCTATGCCCGTGAATGTTGAAGCCACAGTCTTATGGGCTGGACCCATATACAAAGCTTCTGGCACTTGACCTGAGCTGATGTAAGTGGCTTGGCAAGCATTATCAAGTAAGGTCTTTGTGAAAGCCCGTGCTGTGCCTGCTGTCGGTGCAGTTGTCGCAGCGCCAGAAGTGTGAGCAACGGTAGAGCCACCAGAGCCATGCTGTGCGTTTGTGTAAAGCAATACACCAAGACCAGCAGACTTAGGCGCAGCAACGCCAGAACCAACAACGGCAATGTTCGAGGAAACGATTGACTTTTCAAGGTGGCGCATCAATTCCTTGTACGCCTTGACCTTGTTGTACGCAATCGCACTCTTCATGCCAGCCTTGTCGACGCTCTCTGCACGGCGAGAAATAACAATGGTTTTGTTAAAAATCTGGCAGTAGTTCCCGACACGGTCAGGCGGCGTAATTGCCGTGCCAGTTGCGTCGTCGCCGTCAATTGCTGCGTTATCGGCGTTAGGTGCGGCCAATGCGTCGCGGCTCCACTCGTGGAACGTCTGCATGGCCTTCGCTTTGCCTGCGCTCGAAGAGATAGGAGTAGTTTCAGGGTCTTGCATCGCGATGAAGTCTGCAAGGTCTTCGCGCACGTTTGTTGCCGCTGTGTGGCGGGTATAAATGTTATTTGGTAATGTCATGATTAACCTCTATAAATTGTGTTTCATAATGAAGGCTGCAAGGTCGTCCCTACTGCCTTTACCGCTGCGCAAACGCTCTGTTGCTTTTCTTTCAGCGCTAGACACGCCGCGCGGCGCTGCATTCGGCTTCGATACTTGTGCTGCGGCTACTGGCTTACGCTTCGCTTCCGCTGTCTTCTGCTTAAGCTGTCTGTAGGCAACAGCATCTTGCATAGCCAAGACTAATGCAGGGTCGCTAACACCGGCGAAACGTTCAGGCGCAATGTTGTATTCTTTGGCGAAGCCATTAAAAATACCTTCAAGCCCTTTTCTGTCGATGCCATTCTCCTGCAAAACTTCCCAGCACTTTGCATAGCTGTTTTCAAGCGCAGCCTGTTGCATGCGCTGCGCCTTCGCACTTTCTTCCTGCCATCCTTGTTGCAAAGACCCAAGAATAGACCGCATCTGATCTTGTCGCGCTTGCTCGGCAACATATCCAGCAGGGTCGGTTTGCGCAAGCTGGTGCATCTCTGCTGGGCTGCGTAAACCCGCCAACTGCGCCACGATAGCATGCGCCATTTGCGCTTGCTGAACATAGTGCTGTTGCGCCTTGCTGATCTCGTTCTGCACAATTTCAGCGGCTTTTTGCTCTCTTTGTGAAAGCGCCTGCATCTCTTGCGTGAATCGAGAATGTCGCTGATAGCCTGCGATAAGCTCTTTTTGATCTACCTCAATCTCTTCGTCTGCACCATCCGAACCTTTGATAGTGACTTTAAATTTTTGACCGCTTGTCCGATCTGGTTCGTCTTCGTCGGGGCTGTCGTCTTCAGTTTCAGCGTCTTCGTTATCCTCGTCTGATTCGCTATCGAGGGTTTCGATAACGTCATCAGATTCGGGCGAATCTACTGTTTGTTCGTCTTCTTGTGTAATCTCGGCCTCATCACTATCAGCGCTTGGGTTGTCGAGCAAGAATTGAACCACATCATCGTTGGCAATCGGGGCTTGTTCGGCTTGTCCGTCCATTGATGTTTACTCCTAAAAATCCGCCGCTATGTCACTACAGCGAAAAACAAAAAGGCAAGTGACTGCCAGAAACCTAACCAACAATTCTGCGCAGTGTGCGCTTTACTGCTGGCTCATCACGATGTTTATCTATATTGAATTTAGCCATCTTGCCGCCCTCAATAATTCTGCGGATTATGCACTCGAAGTCTTCTGTTACCGCTGAAAACTGCCGCGCTATTTTTAAACCCTCTGCATCTCGTAAATCAGTCTTTTTGTACGCCTCAAAAGCAAGCTGATGCAATTGCTTTAATGCACATTCAAAAGCCTCGTTATTAAGTAACTGCTTAGCAGCCTCACCAACCCTTACTTTCTCTTGATCTGTCATAAAGCCCCTGCTAGTAATAAAGCCGTAATAGCATCTTCGTTATATCGCTCATATCTGCGCGTTTTGATGCGCCGATTGATTGCGCATGCTGGCAACCGCTAATTGCGTTTGCGCTCCAGTGTCAACCTCATATTTCTTTAGCTCCAGCTTCTGGCGCTCAATCTCGATGCGTTGCGCTTCCAACTGCGCCTCATAGCTGGCCTTCATCATCTCACGCTCAGCATCGCGCCGGTCATTCTCTGACTGCAACTGCAATTGCATCTCAAGCTCAAGGCGCTTAGCATCAGCCTCCATTTTCTTAGCCTGCATGTTAAGCATGTGCTGCGCCTGGAACTTCTGCGCATCTGCTTGCATATCCATTTGCTTGAGCTGCATCGCCTGCTGCAATTTAGCTTGCTCAAGCATGGCTTGCGGTGGTGGCGGCTGCTGTGGCATCTGCTTGCCTTCCGGGTTTCCAATGAAGTCGTTCACGTTCTTTTGGCCGCCCAGCTCAACAATTTTGGCAACCGTGTTGTAAACCTTCATTGGGTCAATCATCAACCCGCCAAACGGCGATTGAGCAAGCCCCATTTGCATTTGCATCAAGCTGTTAAAGAAGCTGATCTGTTGCTGTTTATCGCCAGTGCCAAGCCCAACGTTAACAGTCATGTCGTACTGATCGCGCCATTCATTAGGGTCGTAGCGCACAAACTGGCCGCGCAGCCTGAAAGCGATAGCCTCCATTTCACCCGATGTCAGCAACTTAAATATCCCCAAGAAAACAGGCTTTAACAGTGTTTCCGCAAAGATGCGGGCAACTAGCTTAACGCGCTGTTTAGCCGCGTTTGCCGTCATCATTACCTCTGCGGCTGTTCTGTCTTGACGCAGCGCATTGCTATCAAGCCCTTGCTGCCGCTTGGATACACCAGTCCTGCGCTCTGCCATTTGCTCGATGTGAGCAAGCATTGGCAGCATCTGTGTTGCATTGAATGGCACAGCCTCAACGCTAAGCGCATTAGGCTGTGACTGCCTGACTATGCCACCAACGCGGAAATCAAGCAGGTCATCCATGTCGACAAGCGGGTCACCATTGGCATTTGTCAGCACTGTCTTGCGAGGATTTACCGACAAGTTTGCAGAGTTTATGGCCGCTCTATTCAAGTCAGTAGACACGCGCTGAATGTCGGAAACCACACGGGCAATGCCCATGCCATCCCATTGATGCGTGTTGATGATTGGGCTTGCAGTCGCTATCTGTACGTGGTCTGTCTCTTCATTTGCCAAGATGCGTTTACCAAGCCTGTGGATAACTCTTCGTTCAGCAATGCCATCGCCGTCATAGTCAACCAGCACATACTCGATGCGCAACCAACCGGTCGTAAGGCTCTCATCCTCAGCGTCTGCTTGGTCATTTCTGCGCATGCCTTCGCGCATCTGATCGCGGTATTCATCTTCAATCGTACCGCCGTTTACTTCATCAGAAGCGCCTAATTCTTCTGCTGTGACATCATTAAAGCCCATGCGCTTCAAATCTGATAGCGTCACTTCTGTAACACGCGCCACATACGGGCAATCTTGCAAATCCGGCGTCCCCCAGCCTCTTTTGACTAGCAATTCGGAAATTGGAAAAGCCTCTACCTTAATCGCCTTTTTGTTCTTGAGCTTTGATACACGGGCATTTACTATCGGCTGGCCTTCAATCTCAGAAACAGGCACAACGCGCTCAATCGTGTAGCCGTCTTGCTCTGCAAGCGCCAGCATCTCAAGCGTTGCGCCCTGCAAGTCTTGCACGTCTCGCACTTGCTGGTTATCCATGTACCAGTGAATAGCGCCATTGTCCGCAATCAGCGCATCTTTGAATGCCGTATACAGAACCAGAAAGCCGTTGTTCTGCTTGTAAAACACGTAGTTGCAAGCGTCCGTTGCTTGCTGCGCCCCGGCCACATCCTCGATAGATGTTGGCTCAAAGACTACAGCCTGGTCGGATGTCGTGAAAACATCCAGTAGCTCGGGCAACGTCCACTCAACAGTGTCTTGCACTTCTGACGTGACAAGCGTAGACCAGCCCTCAAGCTCATCATCACCCTCATAAGCATCTCTGTAATACTCCCGCGCAGATTCAACACGGGCTTGGCCGATGACGTCCGCATACTCCGAAGCGTCATCCTCATTTGACTGCAAATGTCTCAGCAGTACGTCATCGTCCATCATCATTTACTCACCTTTTTTCTTTGCAGGCTTTGCGGCTGGCTCTTGTGAGTCAGGCGCTTTTTCTGTCATGTCAAGCGCTTCGCCACGCTTCGCGGCTTCCTCTTGCTCGATAGGTGAATACTTCGGAAATGGCGGCTCACCGTAGCGTTTTGAACCGTCTTTATACTCGTACATCATGCTAGCATTCTCCTTTTGTAAACTATCGGCTTGCTCTTGATGGCGCCACTTCCAGCGCTTTCATAAACAATACACATCATGCCAAACGAATCCGCGCCGTGGCTTGCCCAATCGTGATTAGGCCCAAGCCCCACATTGCGCTTATCGTCCCTTTTCTCATGATACCAGCCCAGCGCATCAAGTCCAGCGCTACAGCCTTCCTCATCAAAGTAAATTGACGGGAACACCCTTTGCGCACTTCGGACGCGCAGCATTGCAGCCCCAGCGCCCTGATTGGCCACGATCTCAGAAGCATAGCCAGCTTGCTCAAACGCTTTCTTGTAGCTCACATCAAAGACTTTATCCTGCGTGTCGCCATCATGGGGCAGCCATATAGTAGTGTTGGCGCCTGTAAAGCCGTTAGAGCGCAACCACTCCATGTGCGCAGAGGCAGGCTGGCCGACAGCTTCGTAATACTTGAGCACTCGCACTTCACGACCAATAAACTGTGCCACCCATATTGTGAAAGCGTCAGCCTTTGCGCCTGTTCCGCCGATGTCGCAGAAAGCCCTGTAAGACATCAACGGGTCAGCGCCAACACGCCCAATCCTGCGCTCTTCTCGCGCTTTGATGAGAGATTGCGCATAGTAAGCGCCTGTTATAGTGCTTATGTAGTCGCCATCCCAAATGTGCGCGTATTGATCTGGCCTGTTTTGCAAGTCGTCCAGCCTGTCACGCTCCAACTTCGCCGGAAACTTCGGGTTATCAGACCAGTTTATAACCGTACCCTTGATATTCGGGCTATCAGAAAACCTGAACCGTGATTCAACACTTGCACTCTTGCGCTTGGGGTTCCATGTCACCCACAATTCAGCGCTCCAGTCCTCACCCTCTTCGCGTAATGTCGGTATCAGCGTTCGCCAAGCCTCCTCTGTCACCGGCTCTGCTTCGTCCACCCAGCACAAAAGCAAACGGCCTTTAGACTTTATCGAAGCGATGTTGCGGTCAAGACCAGCAAAAGCAAAGCTAATCCGTCCGTCTTTGCTCTTGATGTATTTTTCACCAATCTCGTAATAGCGAGCGAGAAAAGGCTCATCCTCAATAGCTCGCTTCACTTCTTCAAGACTAGAGTCTTCCAAGCTATTCATGAACTGGCGGGCGCACAAGATGATGCCTCTGACACCATTCATACCGTATTGATAGCCCTTGAGCGCCGCCATCTTTGCAAATGTGCGAGTCTTGCCGCTACCACGGCCACCGCAAGCCCATCGCACGTCAGCCCGCCCGCTAAAAACAGGCCGCAGCTTCTTCGGTATCCTAATCGTTGCTGTCGTCATCTAAGTCGGCTATCACAACACGGGTCACAATCTCACCGCCAATCTCAACTTTGACGGGCTCATTGAACCCGTGCATGGCATTCAATTCTTTGATTGCCGCAACTTTCTCGTTAGCTCTAGCATCAATGCCTTCCGCTATCTCTGCAAGCGCTAAAACACTCTTTTCCCGCGTCCAAAGGGCTTTTTCAGCAACCTTTGTTTTCAGCTCCTTAACCCTTTGCGCCACCTTAGTGTCAGAAAGTAACTTACTAGCATTTACATGGATGCTACTGTCTTTCATACCGCCAGCATCATAAGCATGCCTGTAAGCGTCCGCCTGCGTCATACCATCAGCAATTGCCTGGGCAAACTTTTCTTGCTTTGGTGTCATCGCCATAGTAAACAAACCTCACTCATATTAGTAACGCATCTTACTATAAATGTAACAGTTTGTAAAAATAAAAGATTGCTAATCACGCAAGTCATAAAACGTCACACCCAACTCTGTGCATGCGTAAGCCTCCACCTGCTCACAAAATCGCGAAAACTCCGCTGTGCTCAGCTTTGTGCTACTCATGCCAACCACAGACCCGTCTGGCAATTCGATCACTCCGATAAATTTGCGCTTGAATAGCTCATGCCACGTTTCAGCGTCAAACATCCTGCCATTGACCACGGCCTGATCTGCTATCTGTTTTAGAACGCCATCGCCCCAATAGCGCCTGTTTTGTGGCAACGTGCGCTTTCTGTCCTGTACAGTAAGCACTAGCGATTTACCAGCCTGCAATCGCTCCTTCAAGTGAGGGTGAAGCACAGACTGCATAACAGCCCATGCCTGCTGTCTGTTGTGAAGCTCAAGCTTTAGCATCTTTTTTGTTATTTTTCCACCAAACAAAAAAACGGCCTCTAAGCTCATTTCTTGGCGAAAAATCAGCAACGCCTTTCTGCTTGTAATACTCAAGCTCTGCTAATTGTTCGTTTAAATTCTTTAAATAATTTTCTTCCAAAGCAAGCATAACATTCGTTCCGCGACAACCTTTTAATTTTTTCCTCGTCTCGCTTATTTCATGCAAGAGGTATTCAATATACAAATCAATATCGACACCTTGATTTTCAAACAATGACATTTTCAGCTCCATATTTATGATGTTTTCATTGAAATAGTTTATAAGTTATTTCAACTTATAAAACTTCACCCGCGCTTCTTTTATTCCGCTTTCTGCGCTCGCATATCTGCCACAAGCGTTTTGTAGCGGCCAATACCTCCACCGCTCTTTTAGCGCACATATTGCAAACCCGGCTTTCGCCATTGCAGCGCTGTTTTTCGGCGTCCAATGCTTGCACGTCACGCATGTTTTGTCTGTCATCCATTACCCCAATCTCCTAAAATTATCACGCTTTACAAATGGCAGCGCTACCATGGCCGCATCGCGTTCATGTTGGTTTGATCGACCATCGTAGCCAGTCAACTTGTAAAACGCGAGCGCGTCCACTTTTTCCCCTTTTGCTTTTGGGCTCAAGCTCTCGGTTTCAATGCCTGCGCTCTTGCAAACCGCTTCAATCATAGAACACCACGCATCAATCTGCCCTATGTTCCGCGCCACTTTCATTGCCGCAGCGCCTTTCAAGCCCCTCGTCCAAATGTGTGATTGCAAGCGCGAATCCTCGAACACGACTAAATCACACTTCTCACCCTCAAGCATGCGCTGCAAGTCGTAAGGCTGAATCGTCTTTAGCTCTGCCAATGCGCCATCTCTGTAAACAGCAACGCCAGTGTGTGCGCCAGGGTCTATGCCGATAATCATCATTTGAAGTCGTCCTGTTTTTTGTCAATCTCAGCAATGGCACGGCGCAGATAGATAGCCTTATCCAAAGTTTCCTCATACGCATGCTGTAGCCATGCTCTAAGCTCTAGCGGGTTTTCTGCCACTGTAGTGCCGTATTTGTTTATTCCAAGCTGTTGACGTTTTGCAATGTCTAAGCACACTTGCGCCTCTATTCCAGTTGGCAACATTTCTACAGGATGAGAATCATCATCAACTGTTATTTTTTTATCTATTGCATGAGATGTTTTTGACCGATTAACATTATCATAATAATTACCAAAAACAACATCGGCCATTTGCTGCATAAGCGCAGTTGCAACACCCATAGCTTTCTTGCTGTCTAAATGTCCATAATACTCAGAGAAATTTTTTCCCCTATGAGCAATCGATAAGGATTCTTCCTCATCTATTTTATGCGTTGATGCAAATTTTAAATCATTATTTATCTCCAATTGTTTTATAACATCTTTTAATCTATCAATCTCTTCTTGTAATTCTTTTTGGCTATATTCTTCTTTCATATTCACCTCCATAAACATATCAATCGTTTTATCGTCTCGAATAACTGAACCTACTGGCTTTTCTTTCTCCGGCTTAAATCGCTTTGCGCAGACAGCACCGACTGGATAGCCGCCGAGATACATAGCAGGCTTAAACGTAACGCGGCCACATATCGCGCAGCGCGGTTTTAAGCTCATAAATCGCCGCCATGTTTTCTTTCGGCCTGATAATTTTTCACCCGCTCTGCTTGCGCTTGTTTTAATGCCTTTGTTTTTTCAAGCGCATCATTGCTGACCTTCACTTTTGGCGCTGAAAAATTGTTACGCAGCTCTTTCAGCTTCTCGCGCACGTAATCCGGCATTGCTGTGCTGCGCTCGAGCATAAGCATGTCTGCTGGCTTGTACTCAATACGCATGCCGGGCGGTATGCGTCCAGCCTCCACAGCCGTGTTTACAGCCTCGCGCCGCTTGTCTTTATCAAAGCCAATAGACGCCTCCCAAGCCACAGGCTCTCTGCGCTTTCTAGCCTCGCTTACCAGCCTTGCATAAGCCTCTTTGAATGCCATCCGCGCCCCAACCTCATCGCGACAATCAAGAATCGGTTTCGCAATTGCCCATGCCTGCAAGCACTCTCGCGTCCATATCACGGTGTCGCTTTCGTTCTTTGCAGCAATCGAGATAGCCCACGCCTCCTCAACACCAGGTCTGCCATCGCTCTTAGCCATGCGCTCTAGCTGCTCGATGATGTGCGCAGGCTTCGGCTCAAACTTGCCACCGGCTGGGTCACGCATGTGCGCTATAAGCGCAGCCCTCACATCATCAATGCCATACGCCGACAAGCAGGCAAACCACATAGCTGATTGCTTAGCGTTTGGCGCCACGCCCCACATTGCCAAGCAGTCCGTCAGCAATCCGTTGAAGTCGTCAAAATCACTCTTCTGCATTTTGATTAACCCCCAAAAAAAGCGTTGGCATTTCAACATCGGCAACCTCATCACCAAACAACAGCCGTTTAGCCTGCTGCGCTTGATCTGCGCTGTAGTCCTCTCGCTCTCTGTCCGTCATGTGTTTTGCTGGCTTGTGGCCTGCTCGCGCGGCGTTTTTAGCATCTGGCTCAAAAAGCCCCTGCCATCCGCCAATCGCTGCATTTTCAAGCGCAGCCGCGTAATCAACCCCTTTTGCTCTCCATGCTGCCAGCTTGTCAACAGCCATTTGCTTTTGGGCGTCAGTAGCTTTCTTGCGCTTCGGGCAACTGTGCCATGCGTCCCAATGCTGTTTGTTTATCCAGTCAGGCAACACGAATTCGGAAACAGCGGGCTGGGAGTGCTTGCGCGACCTCTCTTCTGTATTTATATCTTCTTCTCTTCTATTCTCTTCTCTTCTCTTCTCTGGTGACGGTTTTGTAACGCTTGCTGCGTTACTTTTTGCGTTAATCCTGTATTTTTCAGTCCTGTTTTTACCCAAAGCGCGCGATTTGGCCGTTTCACCATTGTGGTAAACAAAGTTTTTCAGTGAAAGTGTTTGTCCGTTTTGGTGAATCCAGCCAACAAGTGCAACCTGTTCAGTGAATCCCGTAACGCCAGCAAGACGATCAAAAAACGCAAATGTAACGCTGTCAGCGTTACCGTCTACAGTATGCGTATCAAACCAAGCCCATATTTTGCACAACTTGCCGACAACGGCGTCTTGATCTAGCCCAAGCCTTGCTGCAATCGCCAACACTTCCGGCTTGTCAAAAGTGTCTTTTTGCAGCTTTATCCAATCTCCAGCCATAAAAGCCCCATAAAAAAAGGCTAAGGACACACTCTCATCTTTACGATGTTGGCGGACTAGCGGGCACTAGCAGAGTGTGTTCTTAGCCTTGCCCTTAAAAATCCCCGCCAAGGGACGCTTTTGCCATCTCAAAAAAACCCCAAAGCCCGAAGGCCTTGGGTAATGCGTGGTTGCGCCACGCGGGGGAGACAACAGTTAAATCATAACATCTATTACAACTTAGATGCAAGGCTTTTACTTCAAACTCGCTGGCAAATGCTTAGCCAGGTTCTTGCGCGCATAAGCAGCCGTCACGCGGTCACGCTGCGCATCGTTTAGCTCGCCGTCTTTCCACACGACTACGCCATGCGCTGTTTTGTAACCAATCGCCTTGGCCGCCGCTGTAGCCGTTCCGCCCAATAGCTCTATCGCTTCTTTTTTCGTCATACAAACCTTTCAAAGTTCGCGGCATTTTAATAGCTATTACATGCATGCGCTATATCTATTACATCTTTTTTTTCGCTGTTGTTTTAACGTCTGTTACAAATAAATGTGCAAATTGTTACAATTTAGTGCTTGCATTGTCTGTAATACCTGATACATTACTACTCATGGCGGCGCTGATCTCAGCACTGCAAAGCAAGCAAGACTTGCAGATCTTTAAAAATTAAGTCCTGGCGGTTCTCTACAAAGCAGACAGCCAGCGCGTACCAGAAGCGTAATGATGGTTGAGGCGGTCAGCCAAGAGCAGAAATAGACCAAACGGCGGTGGCTGCGAAGGACGCAGCACGAATCCGCCGCGAGATGCTGGAGCCGGGAAACCGGGAGACGTCAGCAATTTATATAGGCACTGGTTGTATGTCAGTGCCTAAAATTAAGCATCTTTTTTTTGAAGGGTGTTTAATTTTAGAGCGGCTTCTACTCAAGCGCCGCGGTTGATTCAAGGTGAGCCAGCGACCCTCACTATCAGCCACAAGAGTGCAGGCATCCGGTGATGAGCGCAGCCCGCTGGATCGTCTTGCCCACGAAACGGGCTACTAATTAACTATTGCCCCCTAAGCGGGGGGCAGAAAGGGGTAAATGTCAAAACTGCCATTCGCTTGCTTCGCAGTAGTGAAGCACGGCGATGGGGAGATCTGGGCAACCACCCGCGACGGAAAAGACGCGGGCAAAATAGGGTTGCCCGGTGGCAAGCGTGACACTGGGGAGCATCCAGAGGTCACTGCACGCCGTGAGAGTGCAGAAGAAGGCCTGCATCTTCATGGCAAGGGCAAGTTGATCCACACCGCCCTGGTGGATGGTCAGCTAGTGCACTGGTACGAGTACCAAGGCTGTACGCCCCTTCGCCGCTATAAAGAGCAAGAGCGCGGTATCCGCCCTGTCATTGTGTCGATTGAAAAAATTGGACGCAGTGGCTACGGTAACGAGTTCTTGCTTAAGTAGCCCCCCAGCGCAGGCATGCGCTATACAAGAGATGCCGCCAACCAGCGGGGCGCGTACCGCTGACAAATTTACAAGCCCCGAAAACAGGGGTTAAATTGGGGAAAGACATGGAAATTGACAGCTTAAAAAAAATACAAGCAGCCGCTTTCGCTGCTTGGAAAGCAGCCCCGAGCGCGGCAACAGAAGCTGCGCTAGACGCAGCTGCGAAAGCGGTTGCGGCTGCAAAAAAAGCCGCTACCGCTACCCAGGCGCCCGATTTGGGCGCATCCCTGGCGGCGATGGATGCCGCTGTTGCCGCCCGTAAAAAGGCGGCTGGACAAGTAAGCCGCCTGAAAGCGGCCTGCCGCCTCCGTATGGAGGCTGAAAGCTGGCCGCGTTGCGGGCAGGGATGGCCAGCAACGGCCAGCGAGATCAGGGCGCAGGCCTTGATCGACTCCTCACCTGAGGAGGCAGAGCGCATGATGTACGACTGACGTGCAGGCGCACCGCGTAGCCATAATGTGGCGCGGTCAATAAATGCCACGTAAAGGTAATTTAAAAATTACAGGGGGTATTAAATGGGAAATTTTGCAACATATGTAGACCCCAATGCGGGTCACTTGGCAGCCGGTTGCTACACAGGCGCCTCGGAAGAGGAGCGCGCTGCGTTGGCGGCGCGTGCTGCTACGTGGCAGGAAAACCACGCGGTCGAAATGGCTGCAAAGGCCGAAAAGGCCAGATTTGTTTATGAAGAGGCTATTGCCTCTTCTTTGGCTCTCGCGGAGAGAGCCAGAAAAGCGGGCTACGAGGTAAGCGCAGCCCGTGCGCTGAAAAGAGCGGAAACACTAAGGGCTGCGCTGGCCGCTGGTAAACAGTGGCTAGAAAAAGGAAAGCCAGTTCACTAAGCGCTGGCTTGGCATAAATTAAGGAGTAACCATGCAATTCATCAACTGCACGCCCCACCCAATCACAATAGATGGGGTGGGCACCCTGCCACCTAGCGGGATTATCCCCCGCTGCGCCACTGTGCGCAGTGAACCCGCCTTTGTGGGTGGTGTCCGCGTTGTCGCCCAATCAATGGGCGAAGTGACCGGCCTGCCAGCGCAAAAAGATGGTGTGGCACTCATTGTCAGTGCCCTAGTTTTGGGCGCATTAAAGGGCACCCGTCAAGATGTTTTTGCTCCTGATACTGGAGCAGATGCGGTAAGGGAAAACGGGCAGATTGTGTCCGTCAGGGGGCTGGTGCAGTAAAATAATAAAAAGCCCTTGGAAACAAGGGCATCAATCAAAGCTCTTGCTGCTGGGTGTTCCCGGTGGAGCGCACAAGGGCTTTGATTGATGGTACAGAACACGTAATCGGTAAATAGAAAGTGTGCGTACCGATAATCAAGCGCACTTTTGTGGCAAGCGTGATGGCCGCCATCAACTAACATCAACACAGCCCGCTTTTGCGGGTTTTTTAATGGAGCGATATGGAGCACAACATCATCAGCGTGAGCGGCGGGAAAGACAGCACAGCTCTGCTGCTACTTGCCATCGAGCGCGAGGCAGAAAATTTGCAGGCTGTGTTTGCCGACACCGGAAACGAGCATGAGCTGACATACGAATATGTCCGGTATTTGACCGAGGCAACTGGTGTTCCGATCCGCTGGGTGCGCGCGGACTTTGCCAAGCGCATTGCTGGGAAAAAGGAATACGTGCTGACCAAGTGGGCTGACAAAGGCGTTCCGCAAGCCGACATTGACCGCGCCGCAGCAGCGCTGGTGCCAACGGGCAATCCGTTTCTTGACCTGTGCATATGGAAAGGCCGCTTTCCCAGCACAATGGCCGCGTTCTGCAGTGCAGAGCTTAAACGCGAACCAATAGTTCAACAGGTGCAGGCTCCACTACTGGCAGCTGGCGACGACGTTCGCAGCTGGCAGGGCGTACGCAGGGGTGAATCACTAAAACGCCGTTTCCTGCTGGAGTTGGAGCGGGTGCCAGTCAAACACCTTGGCGAGCTGTGGAACTACAGACCCATCCTCGATTGGACCGCTGAGGATGCTTTTGCCATGCACCGCAAACATGGCATCAAGCACAACCCGCTCTATGAGCAAGGCATGGGTCGCGTTGGCTGCATGCCCTGCATCAACTGCCGCAAGGACGAGCTTCTTGAAATTAGCAAGCGCTTTCCAGAGGCTATAAACCGTATCCGACAATGGGAAGCCGCCGTATCTAGCGCCAGCAAGCGCCAGGCTGCGACATTTTTTCCCGCAGCGAACCACGGCGGTGGCATCACACCAGCCGAAGCGGTCAAAATGGCAAACATTGACGCAGTTGTGGAGTGGTCGCAAACCAGCAGAGGCGGAAAGCAGTTCGATCTTGTCCGGGCAATGGGCGATGGGCCTCTGTGCTCATCAATCTATGGCCTATGTGAATAACACACATCCCGCTTTTGCGGGTTTTTTATTGGAAGCGTGCATGTCAAAACTACTTGAGAGGCTCCAATCTTCGTTAGAAAAGAAGCAGTGCATATTTGATTCCAGACTGTCAGAGTACTACGCAAGCGTCAAGCAGACCAACGGGCAACCGCTGAACGACAAGCGAAACGGCATGTCAACACTCGCAAAATGGGAGCGCCAAAACGATGGTTTACGGAAGATTCATGCAGAAATTGAAGTTACTAAGAAAGCAATTGAGCGCGAAAAATCAAAGATCGCGAAAGTCGATGCTTTGGAGTTACCGTCAGCAATACGCGTCATGATTGATGATGGCGTTTTAATACAGTGGCGAAAATATCCAAACCGATTCTTTGTTCAGGGTGTTGATCGAGGGAGGATTGTTTGGGACGATAAAAATAAGGTAATCACCCATCAGTATTTGGGCGAAATACCGGCTGAACAGTATCCAAAATTCCGCGATACGTTCAACAAATTGCGCCGTGAAATAGCCGGGTAAACCAAATTTCAGGCGGTGGTTTTTATTAAACAAAAACCCGCAATTCGCGTGTTTTTTATTGGAGAAAGCAAAATGAGCTACAGCACAGACCCCGTTAGAGATGCAGAGAAATACATGGACGCGCAAGGTTTATTTTCTGATGCATTAAGCGAAGCAGAAGCAACGGTGGAAGCTGAAATTGAGGCGGCTTTTCAGCCAAATAGTGATGCGCCTTTACCGCTGACATCAAGCCTTAAGCCATACTTTCAGACAAAGTGGCACGAAGCGTTAGCTATGCTGGATTATGACGGCACAGAAGCAGAATTGCTTAATGTATTGATGCTGAGCAAATGCGAGCATGTCGCTGCGCTTCGTGCTGAGATCGCTAAACAGTATGCGAGGTGCTTTGCTGATGAGATAGCACGCGAACGGATTGAAGGATTAGAAGAAGGAGACGATGATGAGTAACTTGGACACATGCCGCTATTTGCCAAGCGGCCTAATTCAAACGCGCACCGGAATCATTATCGGCGGCGCTGCAAAACCAAGGTTAGCCGAGATGTCGGCCGATGCTGTAAAGATTCAGGCGGCATTGCTTGAAAAACGAACGCAATATGCACCTACGAACATTGTGAATGTTGCTAGCTATATATGGAGGTGGTTATGACATGCTTATACAACTGCGGCGACAAGCCATGCTCTGCACCTGAAAGCTGCGCAGATTATGACGAAGTGCACTCAATGCTGATGATGATGATATGGATTTGCGCGATTCTATTTATTCTGTTTTGCTTTGTCGCATCTTTGATATTCCATGAATATGCTGGCGATTTATTGCGCTTCTTTTTAAACATGTTCTAGCGTTACATGTTGTAACAAATGCTTACAAAATTTATAGACCAATCACAAAAAAGGCATCCAAGATGATAGACGTTGAAGAATCACACCGTGAATACATCTCAACACAGCAAATTAAAAATGACCAACTTTTAAAGGCACAAAATGAGCATAGCAACAATGATACTTGGACAATCGGGCACAGGCAAAACAACAAGCCTGCGCAATTTGGAAGCATCGAAAACGCTTCTTATTCAAGCAGTCAAGAAGCCTCTGCCGTTCCGTTCTGACGGTTGGGGCTGGTATGACAAGGACACAAAACCAGATGGCAACGTATTTGTGTCTGATAACGCAGGATTCATCATCAAGGCAATGCAAAAAACATCACGGGATGTCATTGTGATTGATGATTTTCAGTACATATTGGCCAACGAGTTTATGCGCCGCGTGCTTGATAAAGAAACTGGCAATGCGGCTTTTGCCAAATACAATGAGATAGCACATAACGCATGGTCGATCTTGATGGCCGCAAGCCAACTGGCTGACAATAAGCGCGTTTATATTCTTGGTCACACACAAGAGGATGAAAACGGGCGCATCAAGGCAAAAACGATTGGTAAGCTGCTGGACGAGAAAATCACTCTTGAAGGATTGTTAACAATAGTATTGCGGACTACTGTTATTAACGGGCAATACTTGTTTAACACAAAGAATAACGGGCTTGATACTGTCAAAAGCCCAATCGGACTATTTGAAGACGATCAAATAGATAACGACTTATCCGCAATTGATGCGAGCATAGTCAATTATTACTCAACAAACTAAAGGTAAACATGTATAAACTAAACGCACAAACAGCACAAAACGCACGTAAGGCAGACGCTGGCGGTTTTATTCGCGATACTGGCAAATATGTAGGCAAGATAACACAAGCATACGAGATCAAGACTAAGCGAGGTGGTCGAGGCGTATCACTAGCATTTAAAACAGACGCCGGACAGAAAGCGAATCTAGCCCTATACACACTGAGCCCAGAAGGTGAAACGTATCAGGGCTTCGATACGCTCATGGCTATGATGACCTGCATGCGCGTCAAAGAAGTAACACCAAAAGATGGTGTTGTCATGGTTTACGATCTTGAGCAACGTCAAGAAGTCAAACAGAATGCTCTGGTGCTACCAGAACTTTGCGCAAATATAGGGTTACTTCTTGAAAAAGAAGAATACGAAAAAACCAACGGCGATATTGGCGAACGCATGGTTATTAAGAATGTTTTTCAGGCTGATACAGAGCTTACGGCGGCGGAGATTCTTGACCGAAAAACGACGCCAGAGGCATTGCCAAAACTTGTGGCTAATTTGAAAGACCGTCCGCTTAAGCCACAGCGAAAACAGCAGCAGAGCGATTACCAATCCGCAGCACAGCAAAATCATTCATGGTCTGGTTTTGATGGCATGGACGATGACATCCCGCTATAACTTAAAAATCAAACAATAAACAGCCGCCACTGTGCGGCTTTTTCATAGGGGCAAACATGAAAAATACATTATTTGAACTAGCGCAGTTAATCCGCAATGCGCTGGATGTTGTCGATCAAGAAACTGGTGAGATTCTTGATTTTGACCAAAGCAAACAGCTTTTTGAGCAAAAGGGCGTTGCCTGCATTGCTTATTTGAAGGATGAGGCTGCGCGAATTGATGCAGGCAAAAAGATGCTCGCAGAAATGACAGAGGCGGTTAAGAAGAAAGAAAAGCGGCTAGAGGCTTTCAAAGAATATATTGCAAGCTGCATGAAATCGGCTGGCATTACTGATATTGCGCACGATTCTGGCGTTTTTGGCGCGAAACTGTATTTAGACAGGGATGAATCACTCGAGATTGTTGACGCCTTAGCAATACCGGCCGATTTATACAACGACCCTGAGCCGCCAGAGCCAAGCAAAACAAAGATCAAGGCGGCGCTTAAAGCTGGCCAGGTTATTGATGGTGTTCGTATTGTCAAAAAAGACAGGCTGACAATTAAATAATCATAACCAAATCCCGTTAAATCGGGCTTTTTTATAAGGAAAAGACAATGCAACCAACAATTAAACAAGAGGCATACGTGCCTCATAAGCCAGTTTACGCATGTAAATATGAACCGCTATTCTTAAAAATGGAGCCGTTAAAAACGCGTTTGGCATGCGAAGCAAAAGACGCTGGCACGATTGCAAATTCATTGAGACACTGGCTAAAACATCAAGAAGGCATGAAAGGCTACACGTCTGCAATCAAATCCAAATGCGCTGACGGTCAAGCTGGTGTGTGGATAGTGAGAGCTGACCCTGTTAACGCCAAAAAGCCAAAGCAAGAGCCTAGCGCAGCACCCAAAACAACATGGGTAGGCAATAGGCCAGCATTTCCGACATTAAAGAAAGTAGGGGGCTGATATGAGCAATCAAACATGGCGTACTGTAGACCCAAAGCCCGGCGAACTGTCGCCGATATTTGCCAATCGTTCTTTTTTGAACGGTGGCGAATTAACGAAGCGCAAGAAAAAGGAAAAAGTTGCGCAGGTTGAAGGTCGTATCTGCGCTGCATCAACAAAAGAACCGTATGACGGCAAAGAGCTACAACGCACACCTGGCATACCAGATTCGCGATTCAAGGCTTTTGCGCTGCCGAGTTTGCGCAATGGACAGTTGTTTTATCCAGTGAGGCCAGCATGAAAGTGCGCGAACTTATCAATTGGCTTGCAAAGTTTGAAGATCAAGAAGCCGAAGTTGAGGTCGTGGAGCACAGCAATTCAGGCGCCTCATACTACGAACAAGGGGGAACATCAAGAGTGGCGAGATTCAACCCGGAAAAACATGCAGTTTATACAGACTTGCGCGGCAATCCACATGTGAAGCCAAGCAATAGTTATTACAACGAGCGAACGCTGCTGCTTGGCGAAATTAACGCTTAACAAACTAACTTTATTAAATCATGACAAAACACATACACGCGGATTTGATTATGGAATACGCGCATGACGCGCAAGAGACAGATTCACCTTGGACGCGCTGGCAATATCAAGCCGACCGTTATAGCCGTTGGCATGATTGTTTTTGCCCGCCTTCATTTGTCTCGACAGTGAAATATCGCAGAAGGCCCAAAACAATCCGCATCGGCGAGCACGATGTTCCAGAGCCAATGCGAGTGGCTCCACCAGTTGGTACTGAGTATTGGTCTTTAAATTTGGGTTTAAATTCTGCATATGAAACAGGATGGGACGGTGGCGAAGCGGACTACATTCGACTAGATAAAGGCCTCTGTTTTTCAACGCAAGAAGGCGCAGAAAAAGCAATGAAAGCCATTTACGGCCTGCTGGAGGCTAAGAAATGAAAAAGAAAAGCAAATATAGGCCGCGCGAAATCAAAGACCCAATTCAAACTGCTATCAATCGCGCAACGTGCTTAACAGATCAAGAATGTGACGATCTGCTTGGAAAGTTTGAGCAGGCAGCGAAAAACATGCTTAGCGATAGTCGCACACAAGATGATTATGTTGCGTTAACCGCTGGCATACGTGTTTCTGACGCCATCGAGAAAAGCGGCATAGTGCGCGGGTTGAAGTCCGCAATTGACGATGCAATGCTTACGGCTGAAAGGATGGCCACCGGCGCGGCTGCATCGCACGATGATGAAGAAGCGCTCAAGTGGTGGCTCAAGCTACACCGTTACCAATTGAAACAACTTTCCAGGAATGAATTAGATACTATTGTTGAAAGGTTAAAAGCACAAGAAAGGAATGGTCATGAAAATAAAGTGGTACCAAGTTCCGATACTGGTCGTACTATTGTCAATCGAATGGGTTGCTTCGCTTTTTTGTAAGCGAGATGATTTTGCAGACACAGAGCCAGTCAGCGGCGTTAGCACCGATATGGTCGATGCAATGGATAGCACTTTTGGTTACAAAAAGGGTGAATAAATGGCTAGCTTACTTTTACTATGCTTTTTGATCGGCTGTTACATATTGCCAGGCCTTGTATCAGTTGCTAACAAAAAGCGGCAGAACAGCGCGATATGGACGCTGAATATATTGCTTGGCTGGACGCTTATAGGATGGTGTGCTGCGCTTGTTTGGGCAATGATGAAGGATTGAAAAATGAAAACATATAACAGCTACACCGAATTAGAGATGCAGATTGTGCAATGGGCAGAAGCTCGCAAGATCGTTCAGAACAGCAACATCCAAGCGCAAGGGCGCAAAACGCTTGAAGAGGCTGGAGAATTGCAAGAGGCAACGGCAAACATCAAGCTGATTAAGCAGATTGAGGCCGCTTTTCCAGATATTGCAATCAGGCAAGAATTTGTTGCTATCAAAAAGCAATGCGAGGATGCGCTAAGAGATGCCTACGGAGATATTTTGGTGACCTTGATAGTCGGCGCTGCCGTGCACGATGTTTCAATCGTTCAGTGCTTGGCAGGTGCTTACGATGAGATCAAAGATCGGAAGGGCACGCTGTTGCCTGATGGAAGGTTTCAAAAGGAATGAAATACACACTAGACAGCACAGGCACAGCGCTGGTTAACAGAGGCTGGAACTATGAGCCGATAACGCCAGAAACGCCACGCGGCAAAGTGATGCTGCTCATTAACAAAGAGGCGAAGCGGGCGCAGGTCGGTGTGTTGCTGCCAAGTGATACGCATTGGACGCATTTTGCGCCGCTGCCTGTTTTTAAGGATTGATATGGAACACGATATAAAAGACCTGCAGCCAACAAAGTATTTTGATTTACCTCCTTATTCTGTAGAAGAGTTCCCAGGCATTTTTCCTGATAAAAAATGGTATGCGGTCGTCAATAAAAACGGATTTAACTGCTTGAATTTCCCTCAAAAGCCGGGCTTAAAATTCACTCTTGATAAAGAATATGCGCTCGCAATTTGTGAGGCATGGAACAATCCTGATAGCAAAGGTAGTAATGATATGGAGCACGAAATTGCACAACTGCGCCATTTGTACGCAAACCTTGTACATAAAGTCTAAAAGGAGTAAACATGAAAACAAAACCGCTTGACGATCTTGAAATGCACGATCTTCTTTCACTTCTTTACCCTGAGCATATCAGTGGCGATGATGACAAATACTTTGATATTTCAACAAATGTCTGCGAATATTCTACCGTTGACCTTGGTGAAGGCTTTGAGGTGACGCTGGCAGACCTTCTTGGCCGGGTCGTCATGCTGACAATGCCGATGCAAAGCGGAATTACTGGCACGCTTTCTCACTGTATTGGGAAAGTTACCGTTAAAAACTTGGATGTGCAGATGGAAGCTGCCGTACGGAGGGATGTTTATAATTCTTAAGGATTGAATATGGAACATGAAATTGCACAATTGCGTCATTTGTACGCACAAATGGTTGGCGGCGTTGTAAAAGATTCAGACGGAGCAAAACGTATAGCAGAAGGGTTGCTTTCGCCTGTTATTGAGAAGCTGGAGCGGTTGCTTCATGGTGGCAATAAAGCCATGAAATTAGAGGCAGCACAGAAAGGCGGAAAGCCATGAGCGATAGACGTTGGTACTGCCTTGGCAAAGACGGCGTCGCAACGCTTTGCGCAGACAAAGATGACGCAGAGCAATCCGCAAAGCTGGCATCATTGGATTGGCCTCGCAATGCGCCGTATCGTGCCGTCCAACTTGTGGAGGCAGACGAACTGGACGCGCTGCAAGCTGATGCAGATAGGTATCGGTGGCTGCGTAATTTTCACGCCGCCGGAATAAGTGATAATTTGCCTCACATCGCCGCCGGTGGTGACTATATTGGCGCATGGACGCTACACAGCGAAGAAGCTGATAAAGCCATTGACGCAGCCCGCGCACGGCTTAATGAAGGTGATATATGACTACAGCAAAACAAACGCCAGCCCAACTACTTTGCCGCGCTAAGCACCTAAATAATCGCGCTGAAAAAATAGAGCACATATTGTTGCTTGAAATAAATGGTAATAGCGAGTCGTGTAAATCATCATATAAATATCTGCGCTACATTGTTGAATTATTAAAGATGCGCCTTGAAGCTATCGAAAAAGCATTAAAGGGGGAAATATGACACCAAACGACATAACTAGATGCGCAGGTCGTGTTAGTGGCACTTTGCTTGGTAAAGTTGGCAATGTGCGCGTAACCAGCGGCTTTGGGCACGTTGAGTGCCTGCGATGCGCAAGACGTGACCCGCCATCGCAAGATGCACAGGCTTTCACAATGGAGCCGCCACAATTCATCAATGGGAAATGCCCGCAACGATTAGTGAGGATTTCATGAGCCAATTAAAACTTGCAGAAGCGTTAGCCGCGATTGATGATGCGCTTAGTATTGGCGATGACGGCTGCGGCGGAGCCGATGAGACGCTGACGGCTATTGAAGACCTCAAGGAGGATGCTGAGCGCTATCGTTTTCTGAGCTCTTGCAATCTATCAGAACAAAAAGACGTTATGGCATCACTTGAAATTGGAGGTGCTATGCTTGACGAGGCAATAGACCGCGCAATAGACGAAGCACTTGCGCGGTCTAATAATGCTAGAAAATAATGACCACCACCGACCACATCCGAATGGCCAAGGTGTACTTACATGCTGCAAGCTGCACACAACACCGTGGCTGGGCTTTCTGCCTACTCAATTTTGCAGCAAATCAAAGGCGCAATGCTTTTGCTTTGCGTATTCAAAAACCAGCGCAGGGTGCGCTCTTTTGACGCGACAATCACTCTGGCAGATTTGGCCAAGCCTCTTGCATCACTCTGACATCATTGACGTGCTTGTCAGCTTTTTCTCCCAGCGCTCGATATTCTTGGACACACTGTCCGAATACGTCTCCGAGGGTAGCGGCGTACTGATCGACGGCCTCGCGGGTAGCTGTGGCGATACGTGAATTGGCGGCGGCGAGCTGGCGGCGCAGCTTGTCAGCATGAGCAGCGGCATCAGCAGCAGCCCGGGCGCTAGCCTGCTCACGGATTTTGGCACGTTCGATAGCGGCATCTTTAATCCTTTGAAGTTCAAAGTATTCTTGCATAGCTTTGCTACTAGCTAGAAGTTTTTCGGCAGTGTTTTCTCCGCGGATTTTATAAATCTCTGCTTCGTAGCGTGCTTCTTGATATTTCCATGCCGCAAAGCCAGAGCCAGCCGCAGTTGCAATCATAAGCAGCTCTGTTGTGTATTTTTTGAATAGTGCAAGCATGTCAGTCTTTCCACTTTGCGCAAATTTCTTCTGTAGCAGTCCTGCGCTTTACCAAGCCTGGCAGCGTGACCAAAATTCCATCTACACGGCCTTTGACCCATCTATCCATCTCATCGCATGCGCCGTAAATGTCGCCGGTGTTCAGCTTGCGCCTGAGCGTTGATTCGCGCATTGCCGATTCACCAACGTTGTAAACCATGTCTATCAGCGCCACCTGTTGCCAGCGTGTCAGTGTGCCGTAGCTTGGGAATAGCCTTTTTGCGCCTTTTTCCGCTTCTGAATATGCCTTGCTTTCCAATATGTTGCACTGCTCTTGTGTGTACCATTTGTTAGGCAATACAGCAGAGCCTGTGACACCGTGGCACACAGTCCATATGCCGCCAGTGTCGCGATACGACTTGTACTGTATAGAGCCATCAGGCATAGTGCGGGTAGGACCTGTTCCTTCATAATAAGCGCCAAAAGTAGCTGCAAGCGCAACAGCGCTAGCACCAGCAGCAGCCATGATTTTCAGCTTTTTCGATAGCGATGCAGGTACAGCAGACATGGTTAATCCTCAATGTCTTGAGCAACAAAACGCGCAACAAACGCGCCTACCACTATTGCAAATGTAGAAAGCGCCCAAAGCGGTGACGGTTGCAATGGCGTAAAGAATGGCAGCACAGCTTCTGCGCCGGTCAACAGCGCTGCCAGCAGCATGAATCGCACTGACCATGCCCTGCGTAGTATCTTGCGCCAGTTCTTAACTATCATCGTTTTTTCTCGTCTGCGCGATTTTGCGCTTCAAGATTATCCATCCGATACTTGAGCAACGATATTTCACCGGCAACCATGGCTGCCTGCTGATTGCCTGATTTAATAGTGTTCTGCATCTCTGCGACATCTCGAAGCAGTTGATTCATGCCGAACCACATGCTAATAAGCGCCCACCCAACAGCAGCAGAGCCAGAGAGCATCCAGACAAGCGGAACCCGAAAATCCACAACACCACCAAAAATGCTGCCCGTTTTTTGCCGTTGCTCATTGCTCATCAATCACCCCATGCCGGTAACACAGACCAAGTAACGGGCGCTTTCAATGCGTAACCTGCAATTGGATACCATGCCTGCAAGCCGCTTTCCTCGCGCCATACGTTTGTAATTTCGTAGCCTATGCGGGTTTTTACCGACAACCGGCCAAACAGCTTGCGCGTTGCGTTAACCTGCCAAGCATCACCGCAGCGATAGACTTTTACTGATAGCTTGCCACTTGTGCCGCTCCAGACTTTTACGCCTGTGGATAAGTCAACCGGCAAACCAAGCTCATACGCACGATACGCACCGCCGTTACGCCTATACCACGCTTTGCGGGCTTCGTAGCTGCGCGGGTGCTTGCCTTTTGCCCAGTAGCAAGACGCAACAGCGTCTTTGTAGTTTGCTGAATTTGGGTCAAGCCTTAGCCAATGCCCTTCTGTTGGCCTGCCGCCCTGTATGGTTTCTACCCAAGGTGCGTTGTCGCCCTGTGCTGTTACATTTATAAGCGGCTCAATGTCATATGAAGACCATTCGGGCTTGGCGTTAACAACGCGCTCATCGTGCCAAGTCAAGGCTTTTGCAATTTTGCCAGCCATAAAGTAGCGGGCTTTAATCTTGTGCCACAACAAGCCATTTTTGCGCTTCTTAGCCAAAGCAAGGCAATCCAACGCCGATTGTTTTTCGGTGTCGGATAGCCCAGCGATGGTTAG